ACATGTTGTTATATTTTTGATTTAATGCTGCTAATTTAACAGGATCTCCACCTGCTTCTATCTTCGCATTTTCTATGTTAGCTCTCATACTAGCTGGTGTTCCTTCTTCTCCTGTTAGTGGATCAATTAATCTACCACCTCTGTCACCATCTCCAGGCATTTGATCTACTTTAGCAGGACCCATAGCAGCTCCTCCCAAAGTTAATAAACCAGCCATTTTTAATGGGTCTAAATTTTTAAATGTAAAAGCATCTTTGCCTGATTTTAAAAATAAACTTTTACCTAAATTACCAAAGCTAAAACCAGGAGCAGAGGGTCTCAAACCAAACATTTGTCCACCCCCTAAATAATACCCTCCTAATCCTATAAGAGCTGCTTTACCAACATCACTTTTTAAAACTTTCCCTGCTGCATCAGCCACACTACCTATAGCTTTACCAACACCTTTAACTATTTTACCTAAAAAATATCCTTGTCTTGGTATAGCATTCATGATGCCGCCACCTGCTCTAGTTATTCTACCGCCGTTAGCTGCGTATCCTAGTCTTACATCTCTACCTACATTTTGTCCTGTACCAAATCTGTAGTCAAATGTTTTTTCTTCTGCAACATCGTCTATCGGTAATGCTGCTCCAGTGTTATAATTTAGTGGATAAGGATAAGGTTGTGGGTTACCACTTTGATCAGGACCAAAAATATTGTATTCACCACGTCCCATTGTTTTATCATAATAGTCATTAATTTTATCTTGAGTAACACCACTTAGTTTCATATCTTCTAATAAATTTATTCTATTTAAACTAGACTTTAATGTATTCATGTTTATAGGACTTACTTTATTTAAAATTGCTCCTGCAAAACTAGGCATTGTTGAAGGGTGTGAAGTAAAATCTGGGGTTTGATCTAAATATTTAGTTCCTAATTTACCTCTATCACCAAATCTTTTATTGGGACTTAATCCAAAAGGACCTAATTGAGGACCTCCAATTTTATTTATATCAAAAGTAGTGCCTTTGTTTAAACCACTTGTAAAATCATATGTATCAAAAGTACCAGTAGCAGCATTATAAGATCCCATAATACCTTCCATAATTTCATCAGTATCCATGTGAGGGTTTTGAACTCTGTTTTTATTTATGTAATCTCTTATAGCTTGTTTCTTTTTTTCTATTTGCCTATTAACAAAAGCAGTTCTATAATTTGTATTGTATGTATTCATCTTTTCGAATACATTTTGATTAGGACCATACCCATAAGTCTGTCCTTTATCTAAAGCTTTCTGAGCATCTTCTCTGTCTTTTTTATCTTTTGCATATTTAGCTTTTAACGCTAAATCAACACCAACATTTTTATTACCTTTATATGTTTCAAATGTACCTACATTTCTTACATTAGGATCATTAGATTTAGATACATCTCCTTTGTCAAAATCTGATTGACTACTATAACCGTAGTTATCATACTCAGGATACGCAGGTATCCCTTCTTTAGTCATAGTTTCTTGACCACCTAAAGCTTTTAGTTTTTCAACTTCGTTTGGTGTTATGTATGCCAACAAGTGTGGTTGGCCTTTAATTTTTTTAGTGCTAGTTATACCAGCCATGACTACATCCCTTTGTTATAGAGACCCATCAAACCGCCGTTGGCTGCCATTGCAACTTTCTCTCTGACATCAACATCAGCTATTCCGCCACCAGGCATTTTTTCTGCCATGTTAACGTTTTCACTCATACTCATTTCTGGAGCTTGAGATCTAATTCCTGATTGATCTTGTTGCAACTGTTGTAATATTTGTTTCCAGATACCACTTTCAAAAAAAGCTTCAAAACTTTGAAACTGAACTTTTTGTTCTGGTTCCATTTGTGACCATATTTCTGCCGCAATTTCTTTGCCTTGTTGGTCTTGACCCATACCCATTCTAATATCACCTTTATTGTACTTAATATCAGGTGCTCCAGTTTGTATAGATTCGTTCATTGAAATTTTTTCGTCCATAGTATCTCCTTTTACTTTGTTTTAGCGAACAAATCAAGAGGCGGCATGATAACTGTTACATCTCTTTGCACGTCTTCTTCAGGTATATTAGCAGCTTTTAAAGCTTCTTCAGTCTCATAGACTTCTCCTGTTTTCTTGTTCTTAATCGTTGTTATTATCTTTTCTGGCGTTAGTGTTGGTATGTCTGTCATTATGTTGTTACCTCTTTCTTAATATTTAGATAGCTAATAGCTACATCAAATGAGTCTGATGTGCTAGATTGTATTGTGAAGGTTTTACCACCTTCTACTATTAACGGTTGAGTTAATAATTCTGTAGTTTCATTAGCTGTTAGAGCTTTAGATTTAATAGCTGTAATACTATTATTAACAATAGTCACAACAGGTGTACCAGCTGATGTAACAAGTATAGATTTAATTAAATATGTTTCACTAATTAAAGGATTACCTGAGCCAAACGGAGTTAAAGCACTTCCACTTGTGCTGTCATCTATACCTACAAATTTATATTGGTTTACTACTGCCATTAATCTAAAAAGAAACTTCTAGCTTCTATCTCCTGTTTTAATTCTTCTTGAAATGTAGTGTTTAATTTTTCTAACACCGCATCTAAATCTCTAACTAAAGATTGTGCTACATCTTCTTCGTATTCTGCGCTTGCTCTAGTTAATGTTTGTACTATCTTAGCCATTATCTTCTTCCTCCAGCATGTATATCTAATCTAAACGTACCTAGTTTCCAACTAGTATCAACAGCAGTATTAGATATTTTAAGAGCTATAGCTCTTGCTCTAGCTCGTGTATCTACTTTTGTTGTAGTTGATGTTATAGTAAAAGGTCCAAGTGATGAGCTTATAGCTGTGTCACTAGGATAGTTTCTTAAATCTAATTGTATAATAGAGTTCCCTTGTTGATTTATAAAGTCTGGTATAATTCTACTAACTCTCATAATGTTTTCACCATCACCTCTAAGATCAGCCATGTTAGTTGCAGCTCCTCTAATAACTTTTTGTGTAATATCATAATCACCAGAAGTAATATTAGCTGGTATAGCTGTTGTTACTCCTAGTCTTACTTGATTGACTCCTGTTTCATGTTCATAGTAATATGAAATTCCTTCAGTATTTCCTGTTACATCAAAAGAAGTATCTGTTCCTGCATCGTATTGAGTTGCATGAGGTAATCCAAATACTGCAGAATCGACCCAAGTAGTTCTAATAAATAAAGGACTTGCATTTACAAACCATATAGGTCGTTTAGCAGTTGAATCTAAATAACTATAAGTAACTGATTGTGTGTTTACATTTGAACCAGCTTCTGGATAAAACCAAGTAACTTCACCAAACAAGTTATTAATACCTGCATAAACCATTTGATTAGATGTTGTATTTATATTGTCATAAACATAGTCTTCAACTAAACAGTCCATAGATTCTAGTTTACCAGTGTATCTAAAAAAACCATTTTCAGACATCCAGTAGGCAGCACCATCAACTTCAACAGCTGCATTTTTACCTATCAATCCACAGTTAGTTCCTACTTGTTCAAAGGCAAATGTAAAAGGAGTTCCAACGAAACGCATTGTAAATAATGCTGTGTCAGTCCAAACATAAAGTGCATTTCTACCAAGTTTAGCTCCCATGATCCGTGATCCGGCGGCCAGTCTTTGTGTACCAGCACTATTTTCAGCTGTAGGTGTATAGTCGTTTATGTTTTCTTGAGATGAGAATCTAATAAACATATCATCTTGAGTAGACTTATCACCAATAGTTGTTTCTGTTCCAAAAAATACTAAGTGACGATCGGGAGTAGATACTAACATATCTCTAGATGCAGTTGGTGCACCTGTTATAATTGTAGCTCTTGTTGTTACAGCATTTGTTAAATCTGCATTCCATTCAAAACATTCTCCGTTAAATATTAATGCAATGGCTGTGCTTCCTAAATTATCTATAGACCACATACCTGGCTCTGCAACCTTATCTGTAGATGTAGCCGCTTGACCCCATCCAGAAAAACCACTGTAATTAGTTACAGTTGCACCTGTGCTGTGAGCAGCTCTGGTTGTTCCTCTTACAGCTCTTGTGATACCTGTTAAATCATTTCCAGATACACCTGTATAAGAAATTTCTTCAGTGCCTACTTGAATAAAATTTGTTCCTGTTGTTGGAAAATTAAGTGTGGATGTTAATGTAATACTAGTTCCTGATCCACCTGTTCCAAATGCGTCGTTGTTTAATCCACCATTCAATGTAGTAGTCTGTGGGTTTGTAGTTGTACCGCCCCACTGAGATATACCATAACCAAAAACTCCAACCTGGTCAGGTGGTCCTACGTGATAGTATTGAAAATAAGTTATGCCTCCAGAAGTAACTGCTCCTGCTCCTCCTTCATTACTTGGCATTGTAATAGTTAATGTAGTTCCTGTTGGTGTTGATGTTACCATAAATTTTTTATCACAAAAATCTGCAGCACCAAAGTTTGAACCTGTAATAGCACTAAAAGTAGACGTATCTCCAAACAAAATAATATCACCAGTCTCAAAATTATGCGCTGATGAAAAAGTAATAGTTACTTCTGGCTGACCATTAGTTGTGCTAAATGCATTTGTAATAGCTGTTCCAGATGGATTAGTTAAAGGATGTATATCGTAGTATACTCCCCCTGTGTAAACATATAAAATTCTATTCGTGCCAATAAGAGAGTATTTAATACCTGTTTTATTGACCATGTGATGCAATCCTCTAGCTGCACCAGTTAATTTACTTTCACCTAATTGAGACCAACCACCTATTTTTTCAGGTGTACCATATCTAAAACGAACATTCTCTCCGCCTGTCCATTGTGATTCAGCGCCTGTTGATGTAACTTGTTTATTAAATCCGGGTAAAAAGCCTAGTTTTTGTAGCATAATTTAAAATTTTTTAGTACAACTATATATCATTCTGGGATATATAACAATTATGAAAGAATACAAACTACCATATGAGAGCTTTGTGGCAGGTTACATGGCTCCTAAGAGACTTTGTGATGATATAGTTAAATACTATAAAGACAACAAGGAAAAACGGTATGTTGGGACCGTGGCTACATTTGAAGTAGTAAAAGATGTTAAAGAATCTACTGACATTATGATACAGCCTGAAGATACATTTGAACCTTTCGGAGAATATAGACACCACCTACAGAAATGCATAGAAGAATATCAAAAAAAATATACGTCAATTGGTATGTATGCAAGATTTAATATTGCTCAACCCTATTTAATTCAACACTATCCAAAAGGCGGTGGTTTTAAAATATGGCATTTTGAAAATGCAGGTTATCCACAAATAATAAAAAGAAAACTAGTGTTTATGACTTATTTAAATGATGCACCAAATGCAGGAACAGAGTTTAAATATCAAAAACTAACAACGCCATGTAAGAAAGGATTAACATTGATTTGGCCAGCTGAATTTACACACACGCATAGAGGTGTGATTTCTAAGACTCATAAGAAAACAATAATTACAGGTTGGTTTGAGGTTATATGGCAACAAAAATACAAAATATAATTGTTTTAGGAGCAGGTACAGCAGGATGGTTAACTGCTTTATTTGTTAGAAAACTATTTCCTCATTACAATATTAAAATTATTGGTAATAAAAAAATAGGTATTATAGGTGTAGGTGAAGCAACTACCCCACCTTTTGTAGATTTTTTAAGAGAAATAGATATTGATCCATTGGCCATGGTCCGTGAGACAGGAGGCAGTATTAAACAAGGCATAAGTTTTGAAGACTGGAACGGTGACGGTAAGAAATACTTTCATGGTTTCTACGAAAAATTTTTATCGGATGTTTCAATACCACCTATCTTTAGTCATGACTGTGGAGACTATTATTATAAACATCTTATACATAAAAAATTAGATTTTAATGAATATAGTTATGCAACTAAATTAAGTTATCAAAACAAAACAGACCTAGACGGAATAGCTTATGCCATACATTTTGATACTAATAGACTATCTACTTACTTAGGTAAAATTGCTAAAGAAAGAAACATAGAATATGTAGAGGGAGAGTATTCAAAGATGAAACTTAAATATGATTTTATATTTGATTGCTCTGGTTTATCTAGATTAATTATTAAAGATAAAAGTAAATGGAAAAGTTATCGTAAGTATTTACCAATGAAACACGCCATACCTTTTCATCTACCTGTTAAAGAAAACAAACCATACACTTCAGCAATTGCAATGAAATATGGTTGGATGTGGCAAATACCTTTACAAGATAGAATAGGTGCTGGTTATGTGTTTGACTCTGATTATATAGATGCTGCACAAGCCCAAGAAGAAACAGAAAAGTTTTTAGGTCATAAGATAGATGTAAGAAAAGTAATTAATTTTGAAGCAGGCAGACATGAAAAGTATTGGGTAGATAATTGCATGGCAGTAGGATTAGCTGCTTGCTTTATAGAACCTTTAGAGTCTACAAGTATTCACTTAACTGTTTTACAGTTGCAGTTGTTACGACAGTTTGCCAGTGATTTATTCGACGGCACTAATGATATGTTTAATGAAGTTATTACAAACACTATGGATGAAATACTATATTTTATATACTTACATTACATAACTAAAAGAAAAGACTCATCATTTTGGCGTAACTTTAAAAAAGATTACCCCTGTCCACCAGCATTTAAACCTGTCTTACAAGCCATACAAAATAATAATCTTAAACACTATGACATAAAATCTACAAATAGAATACAACCAGGGTTTTCTGTAACTAGTTATCTACAAATAGCTAATGGTTTAGGGCTGTTTAAAAAAGATATAAACATAAAAGAATATACAAATCTAACTCCAACAGTAAAAGAAATTAAAAAATTTATAGATCAAAAGACTCAAAGTCTTTAGTAAACCAACTAGCAATGGTTCCTCTTACACCATCTTCAATTTTAGTTACACCATGTATAACGTTACTTTTAAATATTAAGGCTGCACCCTGTTTAGGTTTAAATTTTTTCTTACCTACAAACGTTTGACCTCCTGTAAAGTTATCGTTTAAATATATAAGAGAGCTAACATATCTTGGCTTTAATATTTTACGTATGTTTTCATCAGACCCATGACCGTCATCTCTATGTGCTTCCATGTATTTACCTTTGTGCCATACCACTAAATCTGTGTAGTGAGGGTAAATAGTTTGTTTGTAGTGTAAACTAATAGCCGTACTTAATTT